GCCAGACGGTGCAAACCACTGGCATCGTTAGTCACGCATTAGGCACTGCAAGCGCACCAACTGTCACCTTTACCGGCGACACCAACACCGGCATCTATTCCCCCGGCGCAGACCAAGTAGCCATCTCGACTAATGGCACTGGGCGGTTGTTTGTTGACGGCTCCGGAAGATTGCTAATCAACGCATCTTCTAGCACTAATGTAAATACTGCGACGTTCCAAGGAAACTCAGCTTTAGGCACTGGTACTGGCATCGTCAATATTGCCCTAGGGAACACGACTCCTGGCACAAGCGATCAACTTGGTCGCCTGCAATTCACTGATAGTGGTCACAACTCTGCTGCAGAAGTTATTGGACAACGTGATGGCGGGACTTGGAATACAAGTACTAGCCGTCCAACAAGTCTGATTTTTACCACAACTTCCAATGGCGCTGCATCAACCACAGAGCGGATGCGCCTGGACTCCAGTGGGAGATTAGGGATTGGCACTACTTCGCCTGACACAGCTCTATCCGTGCAAGGTGCTGCGGGTTCTACTCAACTCACTCTGACTGACGCTACCAACGCAACCGTTCGCCTTGGCACTCCTGCGGCTTCCGTTGGTCTTCTTTCTGTTGGCTCCGGGCAAAGTCTTGCATTTGGTACTCAATCTACGCCTGGTTCTACTTACACCGAACGCGCTCGCATCGACAGCTCGGGACGCCTGTTAGTTGGCACGTCTTCTGGCACTGCAACTTTACAAGTTGCCGGAACATTTAGAGCCGGAGATAGCGCTGATGGAGGGAGTGGTGGAAACAATGCTACACAACTTGCTGCCGCTCCCCCTTCGGGGGCACTAATGGCAGAAATAGTGTGCGTAGGTAATACATACAACGGTGCTACAAATACTCATACAGGGTTTTACTCCGCATGCTGGTCTTCTTATACAAATACCATAACGGTGATCAAAGACGTTAACCATTCTGCGGGGGCCAATCAAGGCTTTGAAGCCATTTGGTCTGGAACGCAAATTGTAATTAGAAACAAAACCAGCATGTCGGCCACGCAAGGTGGCAGAGCATTTATTCGCTGGATAGCATAATGCAGTGAATCTATAAAGTTGCAGCCCTTGAGGCGTCGTAGTCCTACTCACTACTTGCTCGGTACTTGCTCGGTACTTGCTCGGTACTTGCTCGGTGAGTAGTCACCTTCACTTGTCACCCGGATTAAACTCCACCCATCACCACTGATCCATGGCAATCACCTTCACCTGGAACATCGCCAACATGGAACGCACCGTCGCTGACGGGATTGTGCATACGGTTCACTACACCGTGGACGCCAAAGACGACACCTATTCAGCTGGCGCCTATGGCTCGATTGGCCTTGAGCCTCCTGCCCCCGACGACACCATCCCCTACAACGCTCTCTTCCCTGAGTTGTGCGTTGAGTGGGTCAAGCACAAGTTGACTGGTGAGAAGGTTGCCGAAATCGAGGCGGCGCTTCAAGCTCAAATCAATGAGCAGCGCTCACCGTCTGTTGCCTCCGGACTGCCTTGGTAAAAGCTGATGGCAGTCCGCAGCAAGACCGGCACCGGCGCCCTGCAACATCAATCCGGTCCACCTAAGACCACACGGCAAGGCTATGGCCAGCGGTCGCGTCCACGCCGTCGCGGCAAGAAACCCTTGCGAGGGCAAGGCCGGTAAGCTGGAACCGGACCCCCATGGCGCCATGATCGAAGTCATTGCCGCCATTGCCGGCGCTTCAATTTCAGTCGCAGCCATGGGTGCTGCTGGCTTCAGTCGCAAATCTGATGAAGCCCGCGAGGCGGTGATCAGGCTCACTTCTGCGGTGGAGCACATCGCCTCGCAGCTTGAGGTGCTCCACACCGATATCAAGGAAGACCGAAAGGAGACGTTCGGGCGGCTGTCGACGGTTGAACAGCGCGTCTCTAAGTTGGAGGCACGTCCACCATCGTGCTGATCATGGATCAGGCCACCACCATTGCGGTGATTGCCATCATCGTTGCAGCAGGCAGCGAGATCATTGCAGTCTCACCGCTCAAGTCCAATAGCTGGGTTCAGCTGATCTTCAAGGCTTTGCAGCTGGCCTTCCCAAAGCAGCGCCGCTGAATCATGGCCAACGACGCGCCAATCTCGTTGCAGCAGCTGTTCAGGTATTACAAGGCGCTGCCGCACCAGACCGCCGCGATTCAGCAGTTAGAGACCGATCTCGCCGCCAACGGCTACGACGCCGTGATGCGCAGGGATCGAGAGTGGTTTCAGACGTGGAGCCAAGACGGCAAGCAAAGCGACCTAAGCGCCGCGATCAGCTTGATTAAGGAGTTTGAGGGCTGCCACCTTTCGGCATATCCCGACCCGCTCAGCGGCGGCGACCCTTGGACTATCGGCTATGGCACCACCCGCTACAGCGGCGGCGTGCCCGTGAAGCGTGGCGACAAGATCAACGTGATCGAGGCCGACATGCTGCTGCGGCTGGAGGTAGATCGCATCGCCGAGAAGCTGCGCACCACCATCCCGCACTGGAAGGTGATGGATGACAACCAGCGATCAGTGCTGGTGAGCTTTGCCTACAACCTCGGCGCTGGCTTCTATGGCACCGCTGGATTCGAGACGATCACACGATGCCTGCGTGACCGTGATTGGGCTGCCGTGCCTGCTGCGCTTGAGTTGTACAGGAACCCTGGCACCAATGTTGAGGCAGGCCTGCTGCGGAGGCGCCGGGCAGAGGGCAAGCTGTGGGGTCAGCATCAGGCCGCGGCTGAACCTGAAACTGCCAAGCTGCGCCCGAGCAGCCCATTCAATGCGCGGATTACGCCGCACATCAGGTTGGGCGAGTTTGCGCTGGATCAGGAGGCGCGGCGATTCCAGCATCAGTACCAGCTCGATACTGCCGCCGAGCTAGCGGCGTTCTTGGAGCGTGCCCGCACGGCATTCGGCGGGAAGCCGATCATCATCACCAGCGGCTTCAGGCCGGCAGCTGTGAATCGCTCAGTCGGCGGAGCCAGTGGCAGCGAGCACCTTTACAACGCACCTGGCGTCGGCGCTGTGGATTGGTACATCCAAGGAGTCGACACCTACAAGCTGCAGGAGTGGTGCATCAAACACTGGCCGTACAGCACCGGCAAGGGAGCGCCTAAAGGATTTATTCACACCGGCATCCGGCAAGGGCGGCCTAAGGTCGTCTGGGATTATTGAGGATGATGCGACCAAAAGAGAAGCACGGCCACGCAACGAACGGCTATTCGCCTACGTATCAATCGTGGCTGGCCATGAAAAGCCGTTGTTTTCAGCCGTCTTCAGTGAGATGGCAGCACTATGGCGGCGCTGGCGTTACCGTCTGCGAGAGATGGCTTTCATTCTCAAACTTTCTTGAAGACATGAACGAACGCCCAAGCGGCACGACACTCGGCCGCATTGGAGATAAGGGCAACTATGAGCCTGGCAACTGCCAGTGGCAGACCAATAAAGAACAAAGCAAGCATGGCTCAAGCAATGGACGGGCAAAGCTGACTGAAGAGCAAGTGCACTGCATCCGTGCTCTTTACAAGCCCAAAGCAAGACGAGGATGCTCGGCCAAAAACATGGCAGCCGATCTAGAGGTAAGCTTCACCACTGTTGACGAGATCTTGCGCCGCAAGACCTGGAGGCATATTTAATGGCTCTCTTGCCTGACCATGAGATCCGCCGGCTGTGTCAACAGCATTCGATGCTGTCGCCATACAACGAAGAACAGCTCAACCCCGCGAGCTATGACGTGACCCTCGGCGGCCAGATCATGATGGAGGTAGCCAAGACGCCGGAGCTGCAGAAGGTTCAGCTGCATGGCCACACGCAACAGGATCCGTTCTGGATTCAGCCTGGTGAGTTCTTTCTGGCTGAAACGCAGGAGATCTTCAATCTGCCCAATCATGTTGGCGCTCAGTTTGTGCTCAAGTCCAGCCGCGCACGCGAGGGCTGGGATCATGCTGAAGCCGGCTGGGCTGACCCCGGATGGTTTGGCAGCAGACTCACCATGGAGCTACGCAACCAACGGCGGCTGCATCCATTGCCGATCTGGCCTGGCCTGCGGATCGGCCAGATGAAGTTCCTGCTAGTCAGTGGCACTGTGGAGCGCAGCTACGCAGAAACCGGAAGATATAACGCAGACCTGGGCGTCACTGGATCCAAGGGCTAGCGTTCGTTCGGAGAGTCAAGGCACTTAGGCGCTGGCCTCAGCCACCGGCGCCTTTTTCATTGGGTGATCGAGCGGCGCCATGCGCAACCGAATGATCTTGCTCGGAGCCTCGGCTGGATCATCCATCGGGATCATGGTGTAATCGTCGCAACCATGGCTCTCGGCGAAGTGGCTGGCAGCCTGGTGGGTGGCGAACGGCCCGATATGCCACGGGCCGATGCGGAGGATGTATTGCATTGCGGGACGGTAGCGCGAATCCTGCTGCTGAATCCCATAGCAATTCTGCAGTCTCGTGAGACTTAGTTGCGACCGCTACCGTGTGCCAAGCGGCGGCTAGCCCATGCGGGCGTTCTACCTAGAGATCTCCGCCAAGCTGATCTATCGATCTGACACGGACCCAGATGATCTGCCAGCGGATATCTATTCGCACTTGGCGGAGTTCATCCCATCAGACGACGACATCATCGATATCGAGGTGAACGCCGTCCCGTTGCCAGTTGATCTCGGTGGATCGTCACAGGATTGACGAGACGAGACTGGTCACACGGCGATCAGCGCGTGATCAGATCCTCCTGGCCTGGAATTATCAGTGCGCCTATTGCGGCTCAGATCTGGGCCGCAGCCCGACCATTGATCACGTCATCCCCAAGGCGCACGGTGGCACAACCACGCCATCGAATCTGGTGGCCTGTTGCATGGGTTGCAACTGCAGCAAAGGCCATAAGCCATGGGTGGACTGGTATCGCTCTCAACCTTTCTGGACTGCACTGGGTGAGTGGGCTATCGCGCAGTGGCTACATGATGGTGGCTAAGATTCTGGCCTCAACCTTTCTTAGGTCTGAGGCGTCCGCTGTGCCCGGCAGCGGCGAGGCTGGCACCGCGTGAGGACCAGCTACCGGGCAACCCAATCAAGGCAGGATCCTGCTGCACACCCATAGCGCTATCCAGCAGGTCACCCAATACTCAACGATCAGGATCAGCACGTCGTCCAGCATCAGCGGGCCAGCAGATGATCGAGATACAGCTCGGCCTGCCATAGGTCAGAGCTATAGCGGCAAATGCCACCAACGCAACTGCGGTAGTAAATCTCGCCCTGCACTGGCATCAGCGTTTCAATAAAGCCGCCATCTCGATCTGTGCGGCTGATCACTTCAGGTCCGAACATTGCCGCGCCTCTTGCTGGTGGATCCATGTTTTCAGTCTGCCGACATACTCCCGCAGCACTTGCGCCTGCTGCAGGTGAAATGGATCTCTGCTGACAAACCAAAGTTGATTGTGGCGATCAATCGCCTGAAGTGATACGTGGATCAGCGGGCACCAATCAGCACGAACAGGTGTGGCCCACTCACGCGGCACGTTCGTACATTTCACAGCGGGACGCATAACGCCCGCCACTACGCTTCGATTCTGGCAACGCCAACCCGCACGCCTGGTGGCGCATCTCCCAGTAGTGACAATCCCAGCACATCATTGGCCCATCGACTGGCCGGATGCGATTGCGTGCCGCTTGGTAGATCTGCTGCGCCTTGATCAGTGCCGTCTGCAGGTGCACCGTTCCGGTATCCATCTCTAGCTGATGCTCAGGCTTTGGGCCGAGCACCACACGAGCGTGCCAGTTGCGATCAGAACGGCTGCACACCAGCAGCAAACGGCCAGCGTGCAGGCTGATCATTCATCCTCCCCGTAAGCCGGCTGATGGAAGATCCGCTCTAGCGTCATGCTGGCCGGCTCCTCAGGCCCATCCGTGACATACGCAGCGACCGGATCCGTGCCATCAGCTGCCACGTATACGCATGAGTAGCCGTAAGGCTTCACCACCACCAGACCCGTGCGCTTGCTGCGCGTGAGAATCCGCAACGCAAGGCGTTCAATCAGATTCAGGCCGGGCAGCTGGTGCATCATCCCTCCAGTTTGGCAATCAGACGGTCGATATACCACCGGCACTTGCGGGCGTCTTCCAAGGCATGGCCTTTGCACCAGATGCGCAGCAGATACTTCAACGCTTGGCCCTGCAGGTAAGCAGGCACCATGTGCGGGGCGTCCGCGATGGCGGCTTCGATCACGTCGATGGCCTCCACTGGGCCACGGCGGTAGTGGTCTGGATTGATTGGATCAGTCA